AATACACGATGGCATCTGTAAAGATGTGACCAAACACTTCGGCCACAATGTCTCCATACTTTCCTTGCTTGTCAACAACATACAAGGAATAGTCATTTTCTTCTTCATATTTGCCGTCGGGTGTAGCATAGATATGCTTTGTGAGCTCAAACTCCTCGGTGTGTATCCAGAAAGTAATCGTCAGAGTGGTCATGCCACGGGAAGCAAGCAGCGTGTTCTTGTTAAACTGGGTGATTCGAAGAATTTTGTTTGAACCATCAAAAAGAGGGGTCTCCACAAAACCACACTTGTCCGTGGCAGCAAACTCCATCACTTGCGCCACAGTGTTCCTGATCTGGTCGAGCACATCCTCATTTCTCTCATTGATGGCGATCTTGGCGATGTGGCGAGCAATGTCATTTGGTAAGGCGATGAACATTTTGTTTTGTTTTTGGTGATTTACTAAATTTGCCTTCTTTTATGTCCTTGAAAATACCAGGGTCAAATGACAAGGAAACATAGCGCGCACAGCATATCATATCGACACATAAAAAGATAATTACTTTTTCTTTAGCTGTTTTTGCTTCCAAAGTGGCAGATCAGATATGTTCTTGGCACCAGCATTATTGGGGGACCACGCGGTGGGCTTAAATCTCTGTTGATTCATAGGATCACCTGCAGAGAACTCGAGGGCCTGGGGTCTGGCAACATCGCGGTTGATACGATTATGAGCTAGTTGGTTTGACGCAATGTTTAGGCTGCCAGGGGTTCCCCACGGATTTTCGACAGGGCTCTTTGTACCAAATCTGTCATCTTCGCCCTCCGCGGCAACTCCAGTGAAAATTTGCGCATTGACATTTCGCGGCTGTGTGCGCTGGATGCCGTCGTAGGTTGGATGGTTCTTGAGACCGTAACTGCCCTGGGAGGCGGGGGCAAAGTTGTTGACACGACCAGCACCAGGAGTGAAACCCATGTTCTGGGTGGTACGCTTGGATGTACGCCCCTCTGGTTGCAGTTCAAGGACGTCTAGACGTTCAGCGAACTGCCCACCTGTTGCACCTGCAGGACCCGTGAAGTAAGTGTCCTCGTACTGTTCGCGAATAGTAGACTCTGGTACATACTCTGGGCGCGCCTCACCTGCAGACTGGACAACGCCAGTGACACCTGCGGGCATGAGATACCTGTTTATGAGACCACGTTGAGAGTCCAGAGTGAATGACTCCTGCCCAGCCTCAGTCACATAACCACCAACCGCACCACCAGCTACGGATGTTCCATTGGGATTGATGATAGGGTCTGTTTGACCATCGCCGGTGCGCGGGCGCCCACGAGTCTGATCCACATAACGACCCTGAGGAGCGGACACATCAGCCTCTCCAACACCACTATAACTTTCGAAGGGCTTGAGACCAGAGAAACCACGAGGCTCGTCACCATACTGTGTGGCGGCGAGGATTGCACCATTGGTTGTGGGAAGTGAGGGACGTTCGTCATAGGGCAGCACAAGAGCGCCTGGGTTGTGGTTGACACTCTGGATCTGCTGGACCTCTCCCTTTCCTCCTGCAAGAGCGGTTCCAGAACCAGGGACGAGACGACCTGGTAACTGTGTGAGTTTGTAGTCATTGACGTTGAGAGGGAGCTGGCGATAGAACTGTTGGAAACCACCAGTTGCTGCGACCTCGGGACCGACGCCAAGACCGGGACCAACGCGGAGCTGTTCGGCGGGCATGACATTATTGTGCTGGTGAGAGTTGACGGAACGTGCCTTAAGCAACTCAGTGTCGCCAGGCATATTACCAATGGTTCCGTCAGACCCAACGCGGCCTTGGGGAGTCATGCCAAAGAAGTTGTTAGCTTCCTGCTTGTGCTTATATGTTCCTGAGGTGCTGAAACCGTCCAAGACCTGACCAGTGTAGAGCTCCATCCTCCGCTGGTTCATCTCAGGGTTGGTGTTCATCGTCTTCCCAGACGTAAAGAAAGGCATTACCTCCGAGGGTCTCTGGTTTGGGGTTATTATCCCGCTCTGCTTGGGAACCTGTGCCTCTTTCCACCGCTTCGAAGCCTTTTTGCGATAGTTCTTCACCATCTGGGTTGGCTTCGTGTCATACTCTTCATCTACACCGTTGCCACCGTCCATAATGCTGCGATACGTATTCCGATCTTGTCTAGGCTCTCGTCCTTCTTGTGAAGAGTATAGACCATACCCGATTATTCCAGATAAAATCAACAATTCCATATTACTTATACACTATAAATATTTTTAAAAACAAAATTTACGCACCGTTGCATCAAAGCTGAGAGTCTTAAGTTTTCTTGCAAGATCTCAATTCCGACAGTATATAGCTTCTGGTTATCATTTTTAACTTAAAAAAAATGACGGTATAATAGTATAGGACAAATGAGCAGTGCAGATTTCAAAAGAGATCTTTTACAGTTTGGTGGGATAAATGCAACAAATGGAACTATTTTCCTAAAAGGAAACATCCGTATGTTGGGCAACGGGTCTGCTATGCCCCAACTCACAGTTGGGAATCTGACAGTCACGGGAAATGCAGTGATCCCTGGGATAAGCTTTGCCTCGTTATCCGTAGCAGGTAACATAACATCTGGACAATTTTTTATCGGAAATGGTGCACTGCTCTCGGGTGTGACAAGCACCCTTCCAACCGCTGCGAACCTCGACATCATCGGAAATGTCACGGCCCCTGGGAATGTTGCAGTTTTTGGACAAGTGAACGCCCTCGGCAACATCGTAGCACCCTTCTTCATCGGAAACGGCTCCCAGCTGTCTGGTATCGCATCAACTTCACTCCCAGCAGTTGCAAACCTTGATGTCCGTGGCAATGTCATAGGCGAATATGCCAACGTGACAAATGTCATCGCATCTTCCGGAAATGTGGGCAACGTGCTCCTAGCGGGTGGCAACATTGCTGCGAGCGGACAAGTCAACGCCCTCGGCAACGTCGTAGCCCCCTTCTTCATCGGAAACGGCTCTCAGTTGACCGGGCTGCTGACATCGCTTCCTTTGGTTGCAAACCTTGATGTCCGTGGCAATGTCATAGGAGAATATGCCAACGTGACAAACGCCATTGCGGCTGCAGGAAACGTGGGTAACGTGCTCCTCGTGGGTGGCAACATTGCTGCGAGCGGACAAGTCAACGCCCTCGGCAATGTCGTAGCCCCCTTCTTCATCGGAAACGGCTCTCAGTTGACCGGCGTCATTGCTTCCGGTGTCCAATCTCTTGATGTCCGTGGCAACATAATAGGCGAGTATGCCAACGTGACAAATGTCATCGCATCTTCCGGAAATGTGGGCAACGTGCTCCTCGTGGGTGGCAACATTGCTGCGAGCGGACAAGTCAACGCCCTCGGCAACGTCGTAGCCCCCTTCTTCATCGGAAACGGCTCCCAGTTGACCGGCGTCATTGCTTCCGGTGTCCAATCTCTTGATGTCCGTGGCAACATAATAGGCGAGTATGCCAACGTGACAAACGCCATTGCGGCTGCAGGAAACGTAGGTAACGTGCTCCTCGTGGGTGGCAACATCGCCGCAAGCGGACAAGTCAACATTCTTGGAAATGTAATTGGAAACTTCTTTGTTGGAAATGGGTCACTATTGACAGGAGTAGCATATACCCCACCCTCCGTGTCGAGCTCGGATATACGCGGTAACATCATTGGTTTGTATGCCAACGTGACAAACGCCATTGCGGCTGCAGGAAACGTAGGTAACGTGCTCCTAGTGGGTGGCAACATTGCTGCGAGCGGACAAGTCAACGCCCTTGGCAACGTCGTAGCCCCCTTCTTCATTGGTAATGGCTCCCAGTTGACCGGCGTCATTGCTTCCGGTGTTCAGTCTCTTGATGTCCGTGGCAACATAATAGGTTCGTATGCCAACGTGACAAACGCCATTGCGGCTGCAGGAAACGTAGGTAACGTGCTCCTAGTGGGTGGCAACATTGCTGCGAGCGGACAAGTCAACGCCCTTGGCAACGTCGTAGCCCCCTTCTTCATCGGAAACGGCTCCCAGTTGACCGGGCTGCTGACATCGCTTCCTTTGGTTGCAAACCTTGATGTCCGTGGCAATGTCATAGGAGAATATGCCAACGTGACAAACGCCATTGCGGCTGCAGGAAACGTGGGTAACGTGCTCCTCGTGGGTGGCAACATTGCTGCGAGCGGACAAGTCAACGCCCTCGGCAATGTCGTAGCCCCCTTCTTCATCGGAAACGGCTCTCAGTTGACCGGCGTCATTGCTTCCGGTGTCCAATCTCTTGATGTCCGTGGCAACATAATAGGCGAGTATGCCAACGTGACAAATGTCATCGCATCTTCCGGAAATGTGGGCAACGTGCTCCTCGTGGGTGGCAACATTGCTGCGAGCGGACAAGTCAACGCCCTCGGCAACGTCGTAGCCCCCTTCTTCATCGGAAACGGCTCCCAGTTGACCGGCGTCATTGCTTCCGGTGTCCAATCTCTTGATGTCCGTGGCAACATAATAGGCGAGTATGCCAACGTGACAAACGCCATTGCGGCTGCAGGAAACGTAGGTAACGTGCTCCTCGTGGGTGGCAACATCGCCGCAAGCGGACAAGTCAACATTCTTGGAAATGTAATTGGAAACTTCTTTGTTGGAAATGGGTCACTATTGACAGGAGTAGCATATACCCCACCCTCCGTGTCGAGCTCGGATATACGCGGTAACATCATTGGTTTGTATGCCAACGTGACAAACGCCATTGCGGCTGCAGGAAACGTAGGTAACGTGCTCCTAGTGGGTGGCAACATTGCTGCGAGCGGACAAGTCAACGCCCTTGGCAACGTCGTAGCCCCCTTCTTCATTGGTAATGGCTCCCAGTTGACCGGCGTCATTGCTTCCGGTGTTCAGTCTCTTGATGTCCGTGGCAACATAATAGGTTCGTATGCCAACGTGACAAACGCCATTGCGGCTGCAGGAAACGTAGGTAACGTGCTCCTAGTGGGTGGCAACATTGCTGCGAGCGGACAAGTCAACGCCCTTGGCAACGTCGTAGCCCCCTTCTTCATCGGAAACGGCTCCCAGTTGACCGGGCTGCTGACATCGCTTCCTTTGGTTGCAAACCTTGATGTCCGTGGCAATGTCATAGGAGAATATGCCAACGTGACAAACGCCATTGCGGCTGCAGGAAACGTAGGTAACGTGCTCCTCATGGGTGGCAACATTGCTGCGAGCGGACAAGTCAACGCCCTCGGCAATGTCGTAGCCCCCTTCTTCATCGGAAACGGCTCCCAGTTGACCGGCGTCATTGCTTCCGGTGTTCAGTCTCTTGATGTCCGTGGCAACATAATAGGTTCGTATGCCAATGTGACAAACGCCATTGCGGCTGCAGGAAACGTAGGTAACGTGCTCCTAGTGGGTGGCAACATTGCTGCGAGCGGACAAGTCAACATTCTCGGTAACGTCGTCGGAAACTTCTTCATTGGAAACGGGTCATTATTGACAGGAGTGGCATATACCCCGCCCACCGTGTCGAGTTCGGATATACGCGGTAACATCATTGGTGAGTATGCCAACGTGTCCAACCTCATACTTAACTCCAACGATGTATCCTTGGGGTTAAATGCCGGTATTACTAACCACGGTTTGAATTCCGTGGCAATCGGAAGAGCCGCGGGACAGACCAACCAGGGGGGCAATTCGGTAGCGTTAGGTTTTAATGCAGGGCAGGGTGTCCAGGGGGCTCATTCCGTGGCGGTGGGATACAACACAGGTTTATCTAACCAAGGGGCATGTGCTGTGGCATTAGGGTTCAATGCGGGACAGGATCTACAAGGTATCCGTTCCGTGGCATTAGGGGTGGCTGCTGGAAGCCAGACTCAGGGGGCCAATGCCGTGGCGATAGGTGCAGCCGCGGGTCTCACCAACCAGGGGGCATCTTCTGTTGCAATGGGGTCGTGGGCCGGGTGGACTAGCCAGGGTTTATGTTCAGTGGCAGTGGGTGCGAATGCTGGAGCTATCAGTCAGGGGATTTCTTCTGTTGCAATAGGGACAAGTGCGGGAAGTCAAATACAGGGCGCGCGTGCAGTGGCGATAGGAGCATTTGCAGGCCTTACTAACCAGCACGCAAACTCCATTGTCATCAATGCAACAGGAGGCGCCCTCAACTCGCCTGCAGCGGACACGTTGACGATTGCACCCATCAGAAGCGACACAGCATCCAACCCGGTGCTCGTGTACAACGCCACCACGAAAGAAATAACGTACAACTCTACCATAGATATCTTGGCAGCCTCTGGAAACGTAGGTAACGTGCTCCTTGTGGGTGGCAACATTGCTGCGAGCGGACAAGTCAACGCCCTTGGAAACGTCGTCGGCAACTTCTTCATCGGCAACGGCTCTCTGCTGACCGGAATATCGGGAGGGGGGTCGCTTCCCGCGGTTGCGAACATCGACGTCCGCGGAAATGTTATCGGCGGGTACGCCAACGTGTCCAACCTCATACTGAACTCTGCTTTTATAGCATTGGGAACGGGAGCAGGAGGTAATGCCCAAAGCAGTACCGCCGTGGCAGTGGGACAAAATGCAGGAAGCAATACCCAGGGAACGTGTTCTGTGGCAGTAGGGTTTAACGCTGGGCAGGCTATCCAGGGGGGCTATTCTGTGGCATTAGGCGTGGTTGCGGGGCAGATTTCCCAAGGCACGTTTTCCGTGGCAGTAGGACCAAGTACAGGGCAGACTTCCCAAGGCACTTCTTCCGCGGCAGTAGGGAGCTTAGCCGGGCAGATTTCCCAAGGCGCATCTTCCGTGGCAGTAGGCGCAGCTGCGGGAACATCTTCCCAAGGCACGTGTGCAGTGGCAGTAGGTACATTCGCAGGAAGTAATGCTCAAGGTACAATGTCAGTGGCGGTGGGGTCTAGCGCTGGCTTCACTACTCAGGGGGCGTGTGCAGTGGCGGTGGGGGCGAACGCTGGCCTTACTAACCAAGGTATACAAGCTGTATCTATGGGATTGAATGCTGGACGTACTTCTCAGGCGGGGGGAGCCGTGGCACTAGGAGCAAGTGCAGGAAGCAATACCCAAGGCGCTTTTTCCGTGGCAATAGGACCACAGGCAGGACAGACTTCCCAAGGGGGTAATTCCGTGGCAATAGGGGCAAATGCGGCACTTATCGGTCAAGCTATAAATGCCGTGGCGATAGGGGCAGGTGCAGGGCTTACTAGCCAAGGTGCCTCTTCCGTGGCGATAGGGGTGAACGCAGGAGTTGCCACCCAAGGAGCAGGTTCCGTGGCATTGGGGAGTAGTGCTGGATTTACCATACAAGGCACACAAGCCGTAGCAATAGGTGTGTTTGCAGGCCTCACTAGCCAAGGTACATCTGCCGTGGCAGTAGGGAGGGTCGCGGGAGCTACTTCCCAGGGCGCACTATCTGTGGCAGTAGGGTCTGGTGCAGGAAGTAACTTGCAGGGTGCGGCATCCGTGGCACTAGGATCTAGCGCGGGAAGCAATACCCAGGGCGTGTCTGCTGTGGCGATAGGGCAAGCTGCAGGATCTACTAACCAAGGTACAATGTCAGTGGCGGTGGGGTCTAGCGCAGGCATCACCGGGCAGGGCAATTTCTCAGTGGCGGTCGGCGCGAACGCTGGCCTCACTTCTCAGGGGGTCTCTGCCGTGGCACTAGGGTTCAATGCGGGGCTTACTAGCCAGGGTGCACGATCCGTGGCGGTAGGGGCGTTATCAGGAAGTAACTTACAAGGCGCATCTGCAGTGGCATTGGGAGTATTCGCAGGATTTACTGCACAAGGCAAAGAATCCACGGCACTCGGGTTCAATTCAGGGTATACTACCCAAGGAAATGCTGCTTTGGCGGTAGGAGCCAGTGCAGCGGCTCTTACCCAAGGTATATCTTCTGTGGCAATAGGGTACAGAGCTGCATATGATACCCAAGGGGTGTCTTCCGTGGCAATAGGGCTTGATGCAGGGTATACTCAGCAAGGCAACCTGTCTGTGGCAGTAGGGTCTAGCGCAGGGTATACTCGGCAAGGCAACCTGTCTGTGGCAGTAGGGTCTAGCGCAGGCATCACCAGGCAGGGCAATTTCTCAGTGGCGGTTGGCGCGAACGCTGGCCTCACTTCTCAGGGGGTCTCTGCCGTGGCGATAGGGACATTGGCGGGATGTAATGCCCAAGGTGCTAATGCCATAGCAATCGGAGCACAGGCAGGTGACACTACCCAAGGCGCATCTTCCGTGGCAGTAGGCGCAGCTGCGGGAACATCTTCCCAAGGCACGTGTGCAGTGGCAGTAGGGCTGAACGCGGGAAGTAACACCCAGGGCAATTTCGCGGTGGCGGTAGGGTGGGGCGCGGGAAGTAATGCCCAAAGTTCGCTAGGTGTTGCGTTGGGTCAGGGCGCGGGAGGTAGTACCCAAGGCACGCGAAGTATAGCAGTAGGACCCGAGTCAGGTCTTACTAGTCAAGGTGCAAGTTCCGTGGCAATAGGGTCGAGTGCAGCAGGCACTAGACAAGGCACGTGTGCAGTGGCAGTAGGAACCGACACAGGGCGTACCAGCCAAGGGGCATGTGCAGTGGCAATCGGGGCGAATGCTGCAAGCAATACCCAAGGCGGGGGAGCCATCGCAATAGGATGGAACACGGGAAGTAACTTACAAGGAGGAAATGCCGTGGCAATAGGGTACAATGCTGCATTTAGTAGCCAAGGCGCATCTTCAGTGGCGATAGGGACGAGTGCAGCAGGCAATGCCCAAGCTGCACAAAGTGTGGCAATAGGTCAATCCGCAGGATACAACACCCAAGGCTTGCAAGCCGTGGCAATAGGGTACGCCGCTGGAAGTCAAAGACAAGGAGCAGAATCCGTGGCACTAGGGTTTACCGCAGGACAAGTTACCCAAGGCGCATCTGCCGTGGCAGTGGGGTCTGGTGCAGGAAGTAACGCGCAAGGTACACTTGCCGTGGCAGTGGGAACAGGCGCGGGGAAAACTTCCCAAGGCGCACAAAGCGTGGCAATGGGAGTAAACGCCGGAACTACCAATCAGGGCTTGTCTTCCGTGGCAGTAGGATCTGTTGCTGGAAGTAATGCTCAGGGTAATGCTGCCGTGGCGGTGGGGTTGAATGCAGGGGTTATTAGCCAGGGCAATTCTTCCGTGGCGATAGGGGCAGGTGCTGGATATTCTAGCCAAGGTCAAAGAGCAGTGGCAATAGGGATCAACGCTGGAGCCTCTGACCAGCATGCGAACTCCATTGTCATCAGCGCGACAGGAAGTGCCCTCAACACATCTGCCACGGACACATTGTTGATTTCACCCATCAGAAGCGATGCAGCTTCCACGCCGGTGCTCGTATACAACGCCACCACGAAAGAAGTGACGTACAACTCGTCCACGAGGAACATCAAGAAAAACATCATCGACCTTACCGCGAATACTGCCCACGTGTACGACATTCGACCGGTGGAATACGATGCTATCTCGGATGACAGACATTACGTAGGGTTGATTGCGGAGGAGGTGTACGAGGCCGACCCTTACTTTGCATGGATGCAGAACGGTAACCCCGCGGGCATCGAGTGGTTCAACATCCTCTTGTACACGGTGGCGGAAATGAAGAAATTGAAGGCGCGACTGGACATCGTGGAACAACGGTGATTACAGAAAACCATTCGTCTTGTTCTCGGTAGTTATCTTGTCGAGGAAGCTCTCTGTGTGAGTCTCCATCTTCTGCTGGAGCGTCTTCACGCTCGCGGGAACCTCGTGGTGGAAAGCGACAGAATCGGTGGCTCGCAGTTTTGCAGCGTCCTGGACGGACATCTTCGTCCGTTTCGTTCCGCGGTCCGTATCCAGAAAATCAGTAACTCCATCGGCGGGAGGACGCAAACACAACGCATCCACCGCTTCGTGCGTGTACGTCCGCACGGCCTTCTTCTTTCCCATCACTCGTTCAGAACCGTCTGGTAACTTCTCGATGATTTTCTTGTTTCTCTCTATGAGCGCGCCCGGGAGTTTCTTGGCGTCTCGCGTGAGCATCAGCATCTTCCCCGGCATTGAAACTACCTGGTCGGGCGTCCTGAACCCTAGATGACTCATGGTTTCTAGATACTCCACGAAGTCTTCTCTGGTCGTCCGTTCCGGAAGCACCAGAGTGACATTTGTGGTTATATTGGTGCTATTGTCTGTGCTGTTATCAATATTTGCAGTGTTATGATCACCATGGATATCTATGAGACCTTTCTTTTCATAATCTTCCTTCAACACGAACTCTTTCACGTCATTTACCATAGCATGACCACATGACACTTTCCTGTGCTTAGAAGCATTGCTACAGTCTCCAGATACATAACCACACCCACACTGATACACTGTTAATTTGTATGTTTTTATACTACTCATTATCTTCTAAACATAACTATGAAAATATTTCAAAAAAATAAACAACTACCGGTAGGTAAAACACGGTACAATAGTCAAAACTACCGGTAGTTATTTTTTTTGTTTAAATTTATGAAATTAGTATTCTTGTGGAAATTTCATATATTTTCGTTCGTTGGTGTCATCTGTTGACAAAATCATGGAATATACGCATTGTTTCGGCACAGTGGTGAACCGTTTCCTTCCCTATACTGGTATCCATGCACCCATTTTTCTTCAACACGGCCTTAAGGTCGTTCTCATCCTTCTTGATGTCCGTTGAGAAGAAGCAAAATAAACTTGGCTTCGAGAACGTGGAATACCTGCTCTTCAGTTTCTTCATGTCGGTGTTCTTTGTCCGACCAATTTTCCCACGCGACGGCACGTCTTTGTCTGTGACATAGTAGATGATCCCTCCCCCAATTTCACAATCATCATCATTATCATCGGAAACGTTTGTGTCTGATAACAATGATATGGATCTGCCCTGGCGTTTGATGACATCATTTTGTTCCTTGATGACATCATCAAATTGCACCGCGGCACTCCTTGACTCCTCGATAGCCTTGAGATGATCTGACTCTAAGACAAAACTCTTATTTTCTGGCAACATATTGTGACCGCAGGATACTTTCTTCTTATGTTTTGATGCGTTTCCTTGGTGCAGAGTCTTGTAACCACACCCGCAAATATATAAAGTAGCAGTGAATTTCTCCATCTTATCTTACTGAATAAAATATTTCACCACCTCCTTATGTCCTCTTGGTCGATATGGGCAGTACCAGGGACAAACAATGTTGTTTACTCCAAGAATATGCTAGAGCGTCTTCACGCTCGCGGGAACCTCGTGGTGGAAAGCAACAGAATCAGTCATCTTTTCCTGTGGACTTTATCTCGTTGTCTACATTCTCAGCAACGTCTGTGTAAAACTTCTTGGTCTCTACGGGAAATTTGTACATCCGATGGTCGCCGGACGCGCACATCTTTATGACGTCTGCCGCAGGAATTTGTTTCTCTTTCTTCTTGCCGGAGTCAAACGATGGTGTGGACATTTCCTTCATGCTCCGTTGAACTCTCGACGGCATGTATGGTATGTAATAATCATCATCATACACATCAGCATTCTTGACAAGATATTCATTTCTGTATCTCTTGAGGTCCTTGGCGACTTCCTTGCCGGTGATGGGGTCGACGTGTCGTACCACATTCTTATCCGCGTCGTATTTGATTACTTTTTGTTCTGCTTTCGTGCCCCGCGTATACTTGAACAATATTGCGGGTATCTGTTGGGGGTCGGCGCCGCGTAGTTCATCCACGCAATCTTGGTTCTTCACCGCTTCTTGAATTGAAGCAATGACTGTTTTATCTGGAACTTGTAATGTAATGTTGATTGTATTATTATTATTTTGTGTTCCAATCACAGTTCCATTCACATCTCCTGTGGTGATTGATACATTACCAGATACTTCTTTGATAGCTGATAAGTGATCTTCTTTCAAGACAAATTCTTTTGACTGAGATGTCATTGTATGACCACAATCAACTTTCTTGTGTTTTGAAGCATTACCAGGATTGCTTGTTTCGTAACCACAACCGCATGTATAGTAAAGAATGTTGTAGATTTTCATACTTTCATAAATAAAAATAAAATTTATTAAGTTAAGTTATTACAAGGAGTTGTAGGAGTTGTAGTTAACTGACACGGTAGTGTAGTTTTATTAGGAGTTGTAGTTCCTTATTTTTTTTTTTTTTTTTTGAAATTATTTTTTTGTTTGTTGGTGTCATCTGTTGATATCTTTTGGTTGGAATTCCATGTCCCGGCAAACACCCCGGGTTTACAAAAAAACGACGGTATATAGTATAGGACAAATGAGCAGTGCAGATTTCAAAAGAGATCTCTTACAGTTTGGTGGGATAAACGCTCGGACTGGAACGGTTTACCTGAAAGGAAACATCCGTGTGTTGGGCAACGGGTCTGCTATGCCCCAACTCACAGTCGGGAATCTGACAGTCACTGGAAATGCGGTAATACCAGGATTAAGCTTTGCCTCGTTATCTGTAGCAGGTAACATAACATCTGGACAATTTTTTATAGGCAACGGTGCTCTGCTCTCTGGCGTGACAAGCACCCTTCCCACAACCGCAAGCCTTGACATCCGTGGTAATGTCACGGGGTTGTATGCCAATGTGACAAATAGCATTGCGACCACTGGAAATGTTGGAAACGTGCTCCTCGTGGGTGGCAACATCGCCGCGAGCGGGCAAGTGAACGCCCTCGGCAACATTGTTGGAACCTTCTTCATCGGCAACGGTTCTCTGCTGACCGGGATTGCTTCATCAGCGTCGCTCCCAGCAGTCGCAAACCTTGATGTCCGCGGCAATATCATAGGTTCGTACGCCAATGTGACAAATAGCATTGCGGCCGCAGGAAACGTAGGTAACGTGCTCCTCGTGGGTGGTAACATTGCTGCGAGCGGACAAGTCAACGTCCTTGGTAATGTCATAGCACCTTTCTTCATCGGCAACGGCTCTCTGCTGACCGGAATATCGGGAGGGGGGTCGCTTCCTGCGGTTGCGAGCATTGACGTTCGCGGAAATGTCATCGGCGAGTACGCCAACGTGTCCAACCTCATACTGAACTCTGCTTTTATAGCATTGGGAACGGGGGCGGGAGAAGTTTCCCAGGGAGCATCTGCCGTGGCGATGGGACAAAATGCAGGACATGACACACAGGGCACGTTTACCGTGGCAGTGGGCGCAGGTGCGGGTTTTACCACCCAAGGTGACTATTCGGTGGCATCTGGGTACAATGCAGGAGCTCTTGTCCAGGGGACATATTCCACGGCGGTAGGAACATTGGCGGGGCTTAATAGTCAGGGTAATCTGGCCGTGGCACTGGGAGCATATGCAGGGAGTAACACCCAAGGCGAAGCTGCTGTGGCGATAGGGTACAATACCGGCCCTACTACCCAAGGCGCGTCTGCCGTGGCGATAGGGACATTGGCGGGAAGTAATGCCCAAGGCGCGTCTGCCGTGGCAATAGGGACATTGGCGGGAAGTAATGCCCAAGGTGCGTCTGCCGTGGCAATAGGGACATTGGCGGGAACTAGTAACCAGGGGGCACAGACTGTTGCCGTGGGAACCAGCGCAGGGAGTTCTACTCAAGGGTTGTATGGCACAGCAGTGGGTACGAGTGCTGGGACCAATTCCCAAAGTGCGTATGGCGTGGCGTTGGGGTACGCTGCCGGTTTTTTGGGACAGAAAACTTCCGCCGTGGCAATAGGGACGTATGCGGGGCGCACCAGTCAAAGTGTGAACGCCGTGGCAATAGGAACAAGCGCGGGAAGTAACTTGCAGGGAGGCGGCGGCATAGCAATAGGGTCGTTCGCAGGGCTCAGTAACCAGGCTGGAAATGCCGTGGCAATCGGTTTTGGCGCGGGGAGGCTTTTACAGGCGAACGCTGCCGTGGCGATAGGTTTTGAGGCGGGGTTTACTTCCCAGCAATCGAACTCCGTGGCAATCGGGTCATTTGCAGGAAATGTCTCTCAGAACATTGCTTCCGTTGCAATAGGTTTGGCGGCAGGAGGCAACATCCAAGGCGCGTCTTCCGTGGCGATAGGAACAAGCGCCGGAAGTAACACACAGGGGGCGTCCTCAGTGGCGATAGGAACACTTGCCGGAGGTGCTGCTCAATCTGCATCTGCCGTGGCGATAGGTTTGGCGGCAGGGGGCACTTCCCAAGGGGCGAGTGCCGTGGCGATAGGGGCGTACTCGGGCTCCACTTCCCAAGGAGGAGAATCCGTGGCAATCGGGCTTTTTGCAGGGCTTACTAGCCAAGGGATATCTTCCGTGGCGATGGGGGCTTATACAGGGCGTACTCAGCAAGGCGCGTCTTCCGTGGCAATAGGGTATAATGCAGGGCAGACTACACAAGGGATACGGGCCTTGGCGGTGGGGCTCAACGCAGGGCAGACTAACCAGGGTACGTCTTCCGTGGCGCTAGGGTTTAACGCTGGCCAGTCTACCCAAGGCGCATCTGCCGTGGCAGTGGGGTCTGGTGCAGGAAGTACTAATCAAGCTACATATGCCGTAGCGATAGGAGCGAATGCAGGAGCCACTTCCCAAAGTTCCTCTTCTGTGGCTGTGGGTTTCGGCGCAGGGTTTGCTAACCAGGGCGCGTCTTCCGTGGCAATAGGATCAAGTGCAGGAGGTAACGCACAGGGGGTCTATGCCGTGGCAATAGGGACATTTGCAGGAAGCAATACGCAGGGGGCGAGATCCGTGGCATTAGGGTTTGACGCGGGGCTTACTAGCCAGGGGGCATCTTCGGTGGCAATAGGAACGAATGCTGGAAGTTCCAACCAAGGTGTCAATTCCATAGCGATAGGAACAAACACAGGAATTACCAACTTGGCGGCAAATAGTGTTGCCATAGGAACTGGTGCAGAGACTGCAAATGTATCCCATGTGAACTCGATAATTATAAATGCGACAGGAGGCGCCCTCACCTCAACTGCAGCGGGCACGTTGACAATTGCGCCCATCAGAAGCGACGCAGCATCCACCCCGGTGCTTGTGTACAATGCTGTCACAAAAGAAATAACGTACAACTCGTCCACGAGGAACATCAAGAAAAACATTATTGACCTTACCGCGAATACTGCCCACGTGTATGACATCCGACCGGTGGAATACGATGCTATTTCGGATGACAGGCATTACGTAGGGTTGATCGCAGAGGAGGTGTATGAGGTCGACCCTTACTTTGCCTGGATGCAGAACGGTAGTCCCGCGGGCATCGAGTGGTTCAACATCCTCTTGTACACGGTGGCAGAAATGAAGAAAATGAAGATAAAAAATGAAGAGCTCGAAGCACGGCTTGTTAAATTGGAGCAAAAATTATAAACTTTAAGTTAACTGCAATGAGAATACTGTTTGCCTCTACAGACGCAACTCAGACAACTGGGTACGGGCGCATAGCATACAATATTTTGCTACATTGGTCAAACCTGGGACACGAGATACACCACTTTGCGTTCCAACGATACAAACTATATGGCATAGAGGAAGATCGGAAACTTCCCGTTAATGTTCATCTCATAGATGTTCACACACTGTCCAAGGATACATTTGGTACTGACATATGGGCAGATACCGTGCGGAAAGTGGACCCTGATATCATCATCGTGTATAATGATATGCCGGTCACGTGTGCTCTTTTGAACCAGATGTTGGACTCACCAAAAACGTGTCCATTTATCTCCTACCTGGACATAGTGTACACGTTCCAGAAGTCGGAACTCGTAGACCACATAGCAAAATATGCTGACCACATTTTCGTGTTCTCTGATTTTTGGAAAAAACACCTCACCGATTGTTTCAAAATTTCACCGAAGAAGGTGTCCGTTTTTCCACACGGGGTTGATAAGAACAAGTTTACCAAATTATCAAAAGGGAGTGCGAAGAAGGTGCTGGGGCTGAAGGAAGACGATTTTATGATATTTAATACGAACAGAAACTCGTACAGAAAGTTATTAGATATCACAATAAAGGCATTTGTTAGGTTTTGGAAACTCGCTGGGGACAACAAAAAGGTTAAACTGATGATAAACTGCAGGGTGGACATAGATACAGGGTATAATTTCCAGGATATCATAAAAACTGCGTGTATACTAGAAAGTGTGGATTATGACATAATTTCAACGCAGAACATTAAATTACTTTCGGAAAACGGTGGTCTCGTGTCCGACAAGCTCATAAATACTGCTCTCAACGCGTCTGACATTGGGATGAACACGTGTGGCGGCGAAGGGTTTGGTCTGTGCAATACGGAAGGTGCATATCTTGGTGTGCCACAGATAGTAACAAACACTGGAGGTCTTTCTGACATATTCCGAGGGTTTGAAAATATGCTCGTGGATCCCAAGGTTTATATGACACTACCGGCTAATATCGATTTCCACAATGGGGAACTTGCTATCTGCGATTACAAAGACTTTGCCGATAAGCTTCTGTTTTATTACAACAACAGGGACATCTTGAAGGCGGATGGTGCAAGTATAGAAAAACATATAACGCAAAAATACGATTGGGACAACCTTCTTGAAGAATTCTCGTATAGCGTGGATAAACTAATCACTAGAAGAAATAATATACCATGTCTTTATATAAACAATGACGAAGATATAACTGCTAGAAAGATGATGGAAAAACAGAGCATCCCGGGTATGGATATACTAAGAATACGAGGGGGGTACGACGATTTTTCTTCGCATACGAAGGCCTGGCGCAAAGCATTTGACGAGAACAACGCGATAACGCTGATATCTAAGGATAATGTGGTATTCAAAAATGATTTTATACTTAAAATGCTCGATGCTGTATCAAAACTTCCAATGACGTGGCAAATAGTACATTTAGACATGTCCAAGTCATTAGGCGCGAAAGGGCACTTGGCAAACTCATGTTATGCGATTTCTCAGAGCGGGCTGTTCGCAACGAAGAAAAGTAACTACGCCATATCTATCAATGACATGGTGTGTTTCTCTGCGATCGTTTGATTTACAACTTTCCGCGGGACCACTTGAAACCATATGCGCCTTTGCTTTTTCCACGAGCACACTTGCTTATCAAAGTCCCATCAGTCTTTCCAAGAGCTCGTGCCGCTTCTCCGCTTGAGGCAAAATCATCCACATATGTGCCATCGAGTGTGTATTGATACACTTTCTTTGACAAGGTATTCTTCTCACCGGTCATTGCTTCGCTCATCTTTTTCTTGGATTCCTCAGTGTGTTCCTTTCCATACATAGGATGTTTCTCACCGGATAGTGCTTCGCTTAATTTTTGCTTGTGTTCATCACTCAGTGATTTCCCAAACATAGGATTTTTCTCACCTGATTTTGCTTCACTCATTTTTTGCTTGTGTTCATCACTCAGTGATTTCCCATACATAGGATGCTTCTCACCGGTCTTCCCATACATAGGATGCTTCTCACCGGATAGTGCGTCGCTCTGTTTTTTCTTGGTTTCCTCTGTGTGTTCCTTCCCAAACATAGGATGCTTCTCACCAGAGTTTGCTTCCCTCATTTTTTGCTTGCTTTCCTCTGTGTGTTCCTTCCCATACATAGGATGCTTCTCACCGGACTTTGCTTCCTTCATTTTTTGCTTGGTTTCCTCACTCATTTTGCCAGTGGCACCGCCGCCTTCCTTCAGATTGTAACCCCCAGGAGCAAGCGTCCCAAGTAGTGCCACCAACATCTCCTCGTAGAAATTGAGGTCCTCATCTGGAACCTCATACCACTCCTTTTTCACATTTTCCCATCCGTATTTTTGAATGGCACGCGATATTGCCACACATCCGCTACTAGCATATTGATGCTCTTTGAGGCGTTCGTGTATGTCACGAATTGTTTGGCCGATGTAACTCTTTTCTGATGGAAAAGTGAGCTTGTAAATGAAACCCATTACTTTTACAGAATCTGTATTATGTAAAAGACATATATGTCGATATACATTAAATGACAAACCAAAATAAGCGCAATACCCCTATGGAGAGGTGCAAATCGTTTGATTAAAACTTAAATAAAAAATATTAACTTAACATAAATAAGACTATGACAGGGGCGTTGACACAGCTTGTGGCATATGGGGCCCAGGACGTTTACCTCACGGGGGACCCTAAGATGACATTCTGGAAATCTGTTTTCACGAAATATAGAAATTTTGCGCTGGAATCAATTGAGCAAGATATCGTAGGAGGAATTGTATCCAATGGCGATATTTCCATCACCTTGTCTCGTTCTGGCGATTTGGTATACGCGCTGATGTTTGAGATTGAATTCCAACGCGGTCCATCTCAGCCCAACGACCCATTGCCATATTTTTCGTGCGAGCAATGGCTGAAGCACGTTGAGTTGTATATCGGAGGCCAAAAGGTGTATGAGTTTGGCCACGAGTGGTTCAGAATATACTGGGAGCTGTTCTATAGTTTGGAGGAGGAAATAGCATACAACACCATGTGCAACTGGACAAACGAACCCGAGGGGTATATACGTACATTCTTCCTCCCTATCCCCGTGTGGTTCAATGCTACGGACCCGGGAAGGGCCCTTCCTCTGATCGCATTGCAATATCACGACGTGCAATTTAAGATTAAACTAAATAATATCAACAACATCCCTGGTATCAACCCCAATTTCATACCTACCATGCGATGCTTTGCGGACTACACGTTCTTGGACACGCAAGAGCGCATATGGTTTGCACAAAACCCCCATGAGTACATCATACAGCAAGTGCAGACTAATCAATTCCCGATTAATGTAGGTCCCAATCAGCTCAATTACAATTTTGATCTCAACTTCAACCATCCTGTAAAGGCCCTCATGTGGGCGTGCACACCTGGGTCCACCACGCACGGCCAATACACGTCGCAGCCAGGTGAGCAGGATGAGGAAGTTTTGGCTCCTCTCGAAACTGCAACGCTTCTGCTGAACGGAATAGAGAGATTCCAGACGCGGAAAGGCGCGTACTTTACGCTCGGAAACCCCTGGGCGACTTTCTCCGGTTCTTATACCTCTGCTGGTGTTTATGCTTATGGGTTTGGAATCCAATCCGGCCTTGATGATCCCACCGGCTCGCTCAACTTTAGCAGGATAGACAGTGCGGTGCTGCGTGTCCGCACAAAGCAGGCCATTGTGAACAATGCTACTATCCCAGGTAATGTGACGGTGGCGACCATGACAACGACCGCATCAAACGTGCTTAGCACAATGTATGTGTGGGCGCCAAATTACAACGTGCTGCGTATAATGAGCGGGATGGGCGGAATGGCATATGCCAATTAAAAATATTGTTCTCGCTTTTGTCGATATATATGTATATCGACAAAAACTTGTTATCATTTTACCCGGGTGAACCTGAAAACATATAAGCACTTTTTTTGTCTCATTTTTCAGACAATGAAGTTCCTCGTGTTTTCTCTCCTCTTGGTCTTTGCCAAAGCAAAAAGTCTTCCCACCACAAAAAATGTAGGGATGTCCACGCTCAATTATGCCGATTCTGATGAACGAAGGAATCCAGGAGCACTGTCATTCTCGGTGGCAATCGACAACGCCGGACCTATGTCGCTGCGTTTTCCAGGAGGCCTGGAAGCGTCCTCGTATCTCTGGGCTACGGCTCCATTCTGGACACCAGACACTCATAAACCCGCTTTCAACACAACTACCAGATGGCCAAACAGTGACAACACCATCATCAGCAACGGGTCGTTTGTCAACGCGCTAAACTTTGACCAGTTTATGGATGTTGCAGGAGACAGGGATGTATCCATCGTCGTAAACTTTGACAGCATGTATACAGATGACGGGCCTTCCAAGGAAACTCTCATTGAGACTGCGCGCCAGTGGGTGCGATATGCTCATGAGAATTTCAATAACACTTTCTACTGGGAGATCGGCAATGAAAGCGACCTCAAGATTGTTGCTTACAATGG